TTTATTTAATAAACTCCATATTAATTAATGGGCTACTCCCTCTTAGTTTAATTTAATTTGGGTACATAGTCAGTGCAGTCTTAGTCATACTGTAGATATTGTTTAAACACTTAGATAAAGAGTACAATAATTATATAGTAGGTATGCTAGATATTAGGACAAACAATGTTGGGGGGGTTCAATCTGCTACCCATTATTATATATGATGTACCCTCTAAATATATGCTGTTAAGTAGGTACAAGATATAGTGGTACTACATATAGTTGTGTACCTAAGTAGCACTATATATAGTAGTACTACATATAGTAGGTATGGTGAGTACAGCTAACCCTGTGTCACTCCCTCCCAAAACCAGAATGAACTATATAGTGAACATTTAAATGTGTGAAGTAATAGCCTATTACGCTAGTTACCATGGTCCTGCTAATCCACTTTATTGACTGTGTTATTGTCAAAGGTCCTTTTCTAAAAGCAGGAAGAACCTCTTGCTTGTTATCTGTATCTTATCATACCATAGAATTTAATGGTAGTATTTATTTAGGGGTTGTATGTCATAGTAGGAGTTTCCTCCTTTCGCCTACGCTTACTCGTTGTACAACCCCTAGTTTTAACTTGTATAAATTTTAGATGTGGTATAATAAATACGCTACAATCGTAGCTTTTAAGGAAGCCCTCCTTATTGTTTGTTCAGTTTTCTCCCTCACGCAAGTGGGGGTGAAGCTGTTAAGATAATCTCATGGATATATTTGTAGAAGATTGTGACGAATGTTTACATCCTTACTGGAGCAACGAACTTATTGATGGTGTTTGCGAGAGATGTATAGAACATAGGCAACTTTAAAAAATTTTTTTTTCACATACTTAAAACGCCCCCCAGTATATACTGTACTGACCTGGTAAAGTACCAGGGAATTGTATGAGGATACAATTTTGTGATAAGAAAGAAAGGCGATTCATCTAAAAAAAATATTAGTTATGTGGTGTAACAGTGTATAGATGAAATGTTTTTGTGACTTGTCATGTTTTTCATTACAGTAAATGGACAGACTGTACGAACAGAACCTCCCTTTGGGGAGGTTTTGTGTTATTATAAGATAAATATATAGGAGCAAATATGCCAAAAGGAATTGGATATCCAAAAGGTACAAAGAAGAAAAAATCTATGCCTAAAAAAAAGAAAAAAAAGTAATGCCAGAGTATCAAGGTAAGTCAGTTAAATTAAATAGTCCTTCTAGGATTAGTAAAGGTGAACCAGGTCATGGTCGTAAAAAGTTTAAAGTCTATGTAAATGATGGAGGCAAAGTTAAAAAGGTTATGTTTGGAGACCCAAACATGGAGATACGCAAAGATAACCCAGAAGCTAGAAAATCTTTTAGAGCTAGACACAAATGCAGTACAGCAAAAGACAAGACCACGCCTAGATACTGGTCTTGCAAAATGTGGTAAGGAGATACAATGCCTCACAAAAGTGGAAAGAATAGTTTAGTAGGAAACATACATAGAAGAAAAGTAGCAGGTACTTCTAGGTCAAAAAAGAAATCAACTATCTCAAAATCTAATTACAAAAAATTAAAAAATAACTGGAAAAAAAAATAATTGAATATTCCAATTCTCTGTCCTAAATGTGGGGAACAGTTGTTACCTAAAGATAATATGAAATGTAAAAATAAAAAATGTGATGGTTATGGAAAATAGAAAACTATGTTATGCAGCAGGTTGCAAAAGAGTTTTAAGTGGTAAGCGTAGAAAATTTTGTAGTGATAGATGTTCTAACAGAATACAAACACAACAGAAACGAGCTAAAGCTAAAGGTGTAGAGTGGACACAAGAAGAAGATACATTAGTAATACCAAGTCAAAAAAATGTACAGAGTCGTAGAGGTGTAGTCTATAACGATTTAAAAGAATCTGGTTTAGGCGAAGATATATTAAAACAAAAAACAACAATACAAGATGTAGCTAAGATATTAAAAACATCTGTAGCAAATGTCTCTATGTCTTATCAAGCATACTTAGAAGATTTAGAAGAACAAGAAGCTAGGAAAAATTGGGAGTTACCACAAGTTGCAGAGAAATCATTACAAGACTTTAGAGATTTTAGAGATAGATATTTTCAGACAGAAACAGGCGACCCATACGAAACACCAGATTTTCATATCAAGTGGATTAATTCTATTTTAGATGCTATAGAGAATGGTAGTCAGCAAATGATTCTCTCACCACCACGACATGGTAAAACAGATTTGTTAATACATTTTGCTGTGTGGCTTATATGTACTAGACCTAACATAAGAATATTATGGGTAGGTGGTAACGAAGAGATTGCTAAGAACGCAGTTAGCTCAGTACTTGACCAATTAGAAAGCAATGAATTATTAATAGAAGAGATTTGTGGACCTGGACCTAAGTTTAAACCTACAAGCAGAACAGGTAAATCCTGGTCACAGAATGGTTTTACTGTAGGCACAAGAACAGTTACTGGTATTAAGAGTCCTACTATGGTAGGTATTGGTAGAGGTGGAAAGATACTTTCTCGTGACTGTGACATAATTATCGCAGATGACATTGAGGACCACTCATCTACAATGCAACCAGCGTCAAGAGAGAACACAAGAAGTTGGTGGACCACAACACTATCAAGTCGTAAAGAGGAACACACAGCTATGGTTGTTATAGGTTCAAGACAGCACTATGACGATTTGTATTCTCATTTGTTAGATAACGAATCATGGTTAACTGTTGTAGAAGAAGCACATGACACAGCATGTAATAAACCAGACTGGGATAATGAGTTACATCAAGAGTGTATGTTGTGGGCTAAGAAGAGAACTTACAAGTGGTTAATGGATAGAAAGAAAGCTGCAGAGACTACAGGTGGTAGAGCAATTTATGAAATGGTTTATCTTAATGTAGCTATGCCAGATGGTATGAGTTTATTTGACAGACCAGAGATAGAGGAGTGCAGAGACCAGAATAGAGACATAGGTCATATACCAACCAATGTAAGACTTATTGCAGGACTTGACCCAGCGTCAACAGGATACCAAGCAGCGTTCTTATGGGGTTACGACCAGAACACAGATAAATTATTTATGATAGACATGGAGAACAGTTTAGGTGGAGGTATACCACAAGCACTAGAAATTATTAAACAATGGTATTTAAAATACAACCTTGCTCACTGGGTAATTGAAGAGAATGGTTTTCAACGAGCTATACGACAAGATAAATCAATTCGTGACTTCGCAGGTAAGCATGGTATATTTTTAGAAGGTACACAGACTTATGGTAACAAGCATGACCCAATTTATGGTGTTACAGCTATGCGACCATTGTTTGAACAGAAGTTAATAAATTTACCTTATCGTAGCTTTGAAGCACAAGAAAAGGTAAACTTATATACAAGCCAGTTAGTATATTTTAGTTCTGCACAAAATAAAAGCAGAACTGTAGGACAGAAATCTGACTTAGTTATGGCAAGTTGGTTTCCTATGAAAACCATAAGGCGTTTACAAAAGGAAAGACTTGCTACAATGGGTATGGACTACCAACCTAGTTTTGGTGGTTACGAAGGATTAGATATAGACATAGATGTTTGGAGAACATGAAAACAGCAGATGAGTTATACGCAAGAGTTTATGAATTAAGAAGTATGCACTCTGATTATGTAGGTGACAAAGAAAACATTAGAGCCATTATGAATGGTGGAGCTGATGGATTAAAAGCATTACTAGGTAAAGATATGCGTGATATGGATTACAAACAATTACCTGCACCTAACTTATTAGTTTCTGCATTAGAAAGATTTGCACAAAAATTAGGAAGAGCACCAGATTTAAAAGTAGACATCTATAACGATAAAGACTCAGAACGAGCAGCTAAGAGAGCAGAGAAGCTAGAGAGAATTGTACATGCGTATGATGATATGCAAAAACTTGATAAGCAGTTACCACAAGTAGGTAGATGGTTACCAGGTTATGGATTTGTTGTATGGATACTTAAAGAGAAAAAAGATGCTAATGGAATACCATATCCAGTTGCAGAGATAAGAGACCCATACCTTTGCTACCCAGGTTATTTTGGTGTTGACCAACAACCTAAAGAGTTAGCAGTAGTGCAAAGAGTTCCTCATGTAACACTTGCTGAGATGTATCCAAAACACAAAAATGTAATACTTGATGAAGTAAGTAGTGAATATAACACTATGGCTTATTTATCAAGTTATGACCAGGGATGGGCTAATGCAGATGGAACAGGTAAAGTTGTTGCAGAGTATTATGACGAAGAAGGAACTTATGTGTTTCTTCCAGAGAACAAAGTTATTTTAGATTTTATTCCAAACCCATTAAAGTCTGGACCAAGGTTTGTCGTAGCAAAGCGTTACAGCTTTGACCAAATGCAAAGTCAATTCCATCATGTGATTGGATTGATGGCTAATATGGCAAAAATCAATGTTCTATCTGTCATTGCTATGGAAGATGCTGTGTTTACAGAAACCAACATCATAGGTGAGATAGAATCTGGACAATATAGAAAAGGTAGATTCGCAGTCAACTATTTGACACCTGGTTCGCAAGTAAGCAAACCAACTAATAATTTGCCTTATCAGTTGTTTCAACAGATAGATAGACTTGAAAGACACCTAAGACTAGGTTCAGCATATCCAGTATCAGATGATGGACAATCTCCAAATGCTTTTGTTACTGGTAGAGGACTAGAAGAATTAGGTCAATCTGCATCACTACATGTAAGAGAATATCAAACAGTACTAACAGATGCGTTAGAAGAAATAGACGCAAAAAGATTAGAGTGGGATGAAATTATGTATAGTGGTCAAAGAAAACCTATGGCAGGTTTTAGAAAAGGTACAGCTTTTAAAGAGAGCTATGACCCAGAAACAGATATTGCACAGATGTATAGAACAAGAAGAGTCTATGGCGTTATGGCAGGATTTGATGAGCCACAAAAAATAATTACAGGGTTGCAATTAAAACAACAGGGTGTAATAGATATGCAGACACTACAAGAAAACCTTGATGGTTTAGATAATATATCTCAAATACAAAACAGAGTTAATTCTGAGAGAGCAGAGAATGTATTGTTTGAAGCATTAATGGCACAAGCTGCACAAGGAAATGCTAAAGCAACAATGGCAGCTATAGAAATAAGAAAAAATCCACAAAATATGTCAAGCATATTAGATAAGTTTTTTACTCCAGAAGAACCAGAGATGACTCCAGAAGAACAGGCGTTAAATGGTTTAGGTGGACCACAAGTACCACAGGGAGAACCAGATATAGCTAGTGTTCTAGCACAATTAGGTGGAGGATTACCACCAGAACAATTAGCAGCAGGACCAGGATTACCATTAGGAGGACCTCTTGGCTAAGAATCCAGCAGAGACTAATGCAAAATTTTTTAATATTATAAACAATGAAGATTGGGATATACCAGAAGTAGATATGCCAGATGCAACAGTAGTTAGAGAATTATTTGTACAAGGAGATGTACCATTAGGTGCATTTGTATTACCTACACCATTACCTGGTGTATGGTTTAGTATAAGTATGGGGTTTGAATTAGAAGACCCAGAGGAAGATAGAGGATAACAACAATGCCAGGTCAAAGAAAACCAAAAATAGATGGTGCGTTCCAAGATTTAGTATTAAAACCAATTCCAGGCTCTGATGAATTTGGTGGGTATACACAACAAGAAGAACAAATAGCTGCAGTTGGTGGACCTCCTGCAGGTCTTGCACAAGAAGTTACTGCTACAGGTGGTATGCCATATAAACCAGAAGATATATTTGCTAAAGGTACTGAAAGAGAAGGTGAACCAGGAACATTTGACAGCACACCACAAGATGTTGTTAGTCTTCCAGTGGGAACAGATACACAGATATTAATAGAGCTAATTAAGGAAAAAGCACCAATAACTAATCAGAGGTTCTAATGAACATTTATAATAAATGGAATAAAGACTTCTATGAAAAACAAGACCAGTATTTAGCGTATAACAAAAAAAAGGATGTCGCTAAAACAAATACTGATGTAGATGCTTTAACACAAAACTTTCAAGATTTAAAAAACTTAACTCCACTAGAAATAGATGAGTTAGTTGTATCAGCAGCAGAATTAAATGTTACGCCTCAACAATATTATGATTTGTATAAAACTACTAAACCTATACAAGTTAATATAACTAATGGTAAACCAAATGCTGTTACAGATTATCTTAAAAAAGTACAGAAAATTTATCGTGAGAATCAAGAGATTATAAAACAAACAGAAAAAGATTTAGGATATGACAGAGGAAAGAAGTTCGTTGTTGGAAATCTTTTTATGGGAATAAATTCTATATTTGATGTAATACAAAGAAGTGGTGCTAATTTAGGTGTACTTTTTTCACAGACACAGGAAGAAATACTTGCTGAAAAGGGTTTAACAAGACAGGATGCAATAGAGTTTGAACAAAAAGGTCGTAATGAAAATCAAGACGAATGGAAAATTAGAGGAGTTAATTTAAAAGCTATTGTTAAAACTTTTTCAAAGCTAAATAATGCAGGTAATGAATCAATATTAAATGCACTTGGACTAGATACACCTAACGAATCAATACCAGATTTAAACGAGAAGACAAAAGCATGGTTAGTTACACAAGGTGTAGTAGATGCTAATGGAGAAGGATACTTACAGAAAACAGATATTGAAGCTGCTATAGAAGCTACTAGAGAAAACACTTTAGAAGATATAAGAATACAAGAAAAAGAATTACAAAGAGAACTTACTACTACAGAAAAAGCTAGTTTAGCTTATAACAACTGGTATGAAGTTGTTACAGAAGATGTATCAGATAATCCAATACTTAATCTATTAGGTGAATCTACACCAGTAGCACAAAATAGAAAACTAAGAGAAGGTTATGAGAAAGCACAACTATCAAGTAACCTAGGTGATTTTGCTAGTTATCTAGTTACAGGAAACATGCCAGGCAGATATTCACCAGAAAATGTTATGTATGAAGAAACACACGAATTATATGATTTAAAAATACTACAAGCAGAACAAGCATTTGATACAGGTCAAATATCTATAACAGATAAAAATAAACTTGTAGAAGAACTAGAAGATGAAAGAGATGAAGAGTTAAGCAAGATAGCATTTGAACCTAACAAAGGTGTATCTGGAATTATGGGTGGTGCTATGAACTTAGGAATAATGTATTACACAGACCCATTTGTTATAGCAACAAAAGGTGTTGGACTTGCTGGTAAAGTACCTGCTAAATTTGATGAAGTTCTTGCTGGTGCACAAAAAGAAATGAAAAGATTTATTGATGATGGTGGAACTGCAGCAGAGTTCTGGCAAAACAATGATGAAATATTAGATGGTTTATCTACTGTTATAGTAGAGGGAAACAAAGCAGGACAACCTACATTTTTAAATTTGATTAACTCTGGATTTAATCACAAGTTTGCAAAAACTGTAGCTGATGCAACTGACCCTGCAATTATTAAAGATGGTCTTATAGATGGATTTAGTAGACAATATGTATCAGATATGGTGTTTGGAAAATCATCACTAGGTAAAACTGGTCAATTTAGAGTACAAGCAAAAGTATTGTCAGATAATTTACTTAGAGCTTTTAGTGCAAAAGATTTGGACAACAGTATTACTGCAACTGGAAATAAAGTATTAGGTTCTACATTAAAAGAATTAGTTGATGGTACAGATATAAGGTTACCTAATCGTGGTTCAGTAGATTTAAGAAATATACAAGCAGCAACAGTTATGTTTTCAAGAGTAGGTAATATATTTAAAGTACCACAAAGTCGTTTAAACAAACTGCTTACAGATTTTTATGACGCTATAGATGAAGGTTTGTATACAAAAGCACAAGATATTTATTATGATGGTTTGCTTAGAACAGAAGGTGGATTACAACTTAGATATTTATATGGACTATCAGATACAGAAATAGCAGATTTCTTTGGTAAGTTAAAACAAGGTCCAAGAATGTTTAGTGACGAAGTAGGAGATTTCTTAACACCATCAAGAACAGATGAGTTTTATCCAGTAGATGAAATAGATATTCTTACACAAAGACAATATGGAGGACAAGTACAAGGTATAGAAGTACCACAAGAGTTTACCAGAAACTCTATTGAGCTTATAAATCAATTTAAAGGATTTACTATTGAGATACCAGATGTAGTAGGGATTATTAAAACTACATCACAAAGAAGAAGATTAAGAGCTGCAGTATTAATAGAAAAAGCAGGTATTGATGAAGTATTTAAAAAAGCTAGAGAAGCATTTGATAATGGTAAACCAGGAACATTTTGGGATGAGAGTACTCCTATTGGTAAAGAAATAGCTAATATTGCTAAAGGTTTAGAAGACCCAAGTTTATTGTTTAAGGGTCAAGAAGGAGTGTTGTCAGCTATAGAAAAAGGTACTTTTGGAATAGTAAGAAGTGCTTTCTATCCACTACAATTATTATTTAGATTTGCTTATCCTGCAAAACTTACAGTAGATGGACACCTAAGAGCAGCATTACTA